CTAGTCGACCGTGTAGTGTGTCCCTTCAAGTGCTGCTGCCAAGGTCGCATGATCAATTTCAGTAGCTGTTTGGAGCGTTGCTTGTTTTTGGTCTAAACTCACTTCAACCGATTGAACCCCTGCGATTTTTGAGAAGCGTTCCTGCACGTTTTGCGTACAACCATCACATTTCATCCCTGTAATTTTAACGATTTGTGTCATTGTTATATCCTCCAATATCTACATTTGTAAACTGATTGTTCAAAAAAATAACCGCCTCAGCGAAACGATCATTTATTCAATAAAGTTAGTTTACAACCGTAGACTTAAAAAGTCAACCTAATCATCCTAAGCAATAAAAAAGACTAACCGGGTTGCTAAAAACAACTTGGTCAGTCTCTTGTAAGCATTTCGTGATGCCCGTGGCAGGCACAGATAGACACTACAATACTGTGGTGTAGAGCTGTTCTATGTGGTTTGTGAGTGGTTAAGCCAGTGTTGTAGCTTACTGATTGTTGAAAACTTTGCCCAAGTTTACGCTATAATCTAATCGAGGTGATCCGCATGACTGATAATGGCCGTAAAATATTAGAACTGTTTGTACAAGCATATAAACAAATGCCACGCCATACCTATTCGTTGCTAGTTGTAAAAGATACTTACCATGACACTTACAACTTCTATTTAGAAGACGTGTATGGCGCAACTTGGAGCAACGGACTTGGTTCGGTGTCCTTTGATAACTTAGATGAGTATAAGAGCGTGCTAAAGAAGCTACTCACTAGTGGTTTGCCTGTTGAATATCGCGGATTCAGTTAAAATAACACATAAAAAACAAGCCTAACCCACAATTTAGTGAGTTAGGCTTGTTTATGTTTCTCGTGCTTTGGATCAATTTGAACGATTACAAAATAACCATCAGAATTAAAATATCCATGAAGCCTGAATGTTTTCCTGTCTTTGCCATAATGAACTACTTCGCGCTCAACTCCGTTGATGATTTCCTTAGACTTGACCCCGCCTCTAGTTCTTAAAAACATTTTATCGACTTGAGAAATTGTCAGATGCTTTTCAACAGTGTCGCCTAGGAATTTATCAAGTACTTTTAAATCTCCTGGTTTCATACAGCTAAAGCAATATCTATTATCTAGCTTTTCTTGAATACACAATTTAAAGACCGCGTTACTTTTTGTTAGCTTACTCCCCGAGTGACCTGGATTACTATTAAGATTTGTTAATTTTTTTGCCATCTAGTCACCGACGTAAATACTTTTATAGTAATTTTTCATATCTTCTTCTGATATTTCTTGGTTACTAGATTCACCATCGGCTAAATCGCCTCTCGCATTTCTCCAAGGTATTTCTTGGTGAGTTAAAGCTTCTAATTCATTGGCTGACTTATCACCGTAAGTCAGCCAAACGGATTCAAGTAAGTCAATTGTTTCGGGATCATCTATTGTATTTTCTTCGTTTTTGGTAATATCTTGCCAACCCCAACCTCTATATTTTTCATATAGTGCTGGTGATACAGGCCCGTGGGCCCATGCCTCAAATTCCGAATCGTTGATCATATTTTTATTGTATAGCGCATTCGCCCATGCCTGTGCATAATATGTTAACTTTTGCAATTTTTTTGGCGAAACAGCTTGCTTATTCAAAAACCAATTAGCGACGGCAAAAACTGTATAGTCTTTCATAGCTAGCCCCTCCCCCTTAATTAAATATACGTATCTCTATAACGTCATGTTACAGTAGTTCAATAACTTTATCAAGCTATACCAATTATTTTAATCAATTTTTTGACTATATTTTCCATTGCCTATCTATACCTATATCTGCTTAAATCCGAAAAAACCATAGATAAAACATAGATTTATCGTGAATATCATTATAATGTAAATCGTTATCTATTAACTATACCAATTTATGTACGCCCTCAAAAGAGGGCTTGTTTAATGCTTATTTAAACGTTCCCCAAGCTGTGGAGTTGTAACGTACTGGTAAGAATACGTGCACACCGTTATATACGTGGTGGATCATCACATAGTTGCCAACACGTTTCCAAGAATCATATTTCCATGATGCGAAAGCTGGCAAGTAGCCACCTTTTTGAGCTGTGAAGCTTGCTGCACCGATGCGGTTCATGATTTCAGTATCACCGTTCACAAACGTGCCATTTTCGGGTGTGAAGCCTGCTGGTACGTTTGTATTACTAGGTGCGGTTGGTTTAGTAGGTGTCGTTGGTGCTGTGGTATTGCCACCGCCTACTGAGGTTGTCCCTTTTGCCAAGTCATTCGCCAACTTAGCTTTAGAAACGCCCATTGATGCTAGATAACCGTAAGGGTCAACATGGTCACCCCAGATATTTTGTGTAATCCATAAGTGAGACTTAATGCCCGGTGTGCCAGCGCCACCAGCGTCTAGCGTCGTTGGGATGCCGTATTTCTTGGCGTAATCTCGGGCCAACTCGATGTAGGTTGCATAGTTTTTCGCGAACGTGGCCTTGTCGTACGTCCGTTGGAGTTCAATTTGAACGGGGCTGTAACCATTAGCGTCACCTGCTGCATATGCAACATAGCCCGGCGCTCCAACTTGATAGACATGTCCACCATCCCCGACCACAAACGTTGAGTAAGCTGTGTAAGGTGTATAGTTATTTTTCATGTTAGCCGCAATGTTTCTCCCCGGTGCTTCAAGTCCGGCTTCGTGCAAAATTACAAATGAATGGGAAGCACGTTGTGAGCTGCCTTGGTTGGCATTAAATGCATACGTGTAGTCAATCGAATAAGAAGCCTGCGCTACCCCTGTAAAATTCACAGCCAATAAAATAGCCGCCCCAAAGGCGACTACTAGTTTATTTAATTTTTTCATTTTGACTCTCCCTTCGTGGTGTCGTAAACAACCCCAATTAAACCTAGAATTGTAAGCACCGTATTAACGATGCCTTGCACCTGGTTGGCTAAATCGTTGCTGAATTCAATCCCGAAAACCTTGGCCACTTGCTGAACCAACACAATGACTAACGCTGTCAGCGAAGTCCACAGCACTTTTGAGTGCCAATCTACTTTTTTAATCATTTGTACCCTCCTAAACTTTTTAAGCGTTCGTGATGCCGATCTAGTCGCCGGTCGTGTTCGTCTGCCCGTTCGTCCAAACGTTTGATGTCTGTTTTTAAGTCAGACAGATTGTTATTGAGCTGTTTAAAATTATGATTAAGCTCTTTAATATCCCCTTGAAATGGCGCGAAAACTGCGTATTTAAAAAGCAGGCTAATTAAGCCTGCTAAAAACGTTATAATCGCAATCAGTGATGCCCATTCACCCCACGTTAATCCTCCCAATCCGTGCACATGCTATTCCTCCTATAGTATTAATTTAAAACCAATAAAAATAGCAATCCAGAATAAGATTGCTATTGGTGTTGCATATTTTAATCCTCTGAACAATTCCATTTAAATCCCTCCTTTATCACTTGAGGACATCCTCTTGCATGTTAACGTAGTTTGTTGAAAAACCAGTTACGCCCCAATCCATTAGCTTTTTACGATCAACGTTATCTGCTGCCCAAACATTTACTCTAACGTCAGCATTAACTGCCGCTTCAACTTGTGCCTGTGTAACCCCGTCTGCTTTGGCTAGTATCTGAACCCTTCCTTCTCCACGAGCATTGCTGAGGTTGTGTTTCTTACATAAATCAATGCTCTCCTGCGTGACGTCACCGCTCAATAAGAGGTGCATGGCGTCGGCTTTCGGCATGATGTTTCTCAATCTGTTGAGCGCGTCTTCATTGTTAATGTAGAACACCACATCGTGATAATCGACTTTATCAATAATCCTCTTAATCATCTCTATTTTTTCATCCCCAAGGCCCCAGAATCGGTCAATGTTAAGCACTTGGTCAAGCCGCTTGCACTGGATTAACGTCTCTTCTAGTGTCGGGATTTGTTCCCCAGCGAACTTTGGCGATAAAAAAGACCCATAGTCATAACTCTTGAGCTCTTTGAGGGTTGTCTCGGCAACTACGATCGTTTCGGTAATCTCACTTCCGTCAGCGTGTCTGGCTGTTCGATTAATCGTTGAATCATGGATGTTAACCGGGATAATGTCTGATGTCCATGATAAATCCATCTCGACCTCATTAATCCCCGCTTTTTTGGCCCCACGATAAGCAGCGAGTGTGTCCTCAGGGTAGTCATTAGAATAACCGCGGTGGGCAATGCAACGGATTGGCGCATCTTTTGAGACTTGAATCGCAGTTGAGGAGTTCGTCTCCTTGCCGATTCCGGCCATCTTTCCATCGACAGTTATTGGGAAAACATTACTCGAAACGTACTTGCCATTATCTCGCATTATTAACAGAACGGCTTGATTGCGAGTCAACTTAACCCCCCATTCAACAAACGACATTGTGTTTGTCGCAAAATCAAAAATCAATTTAGTCGTTTTTTCGGGCAAAGGATTGACTACTGTATATTCGCCGTCATTTGGAATAAAGTAAGTCTTGGCGCCGTCACCGTAGGTGATAACGCTATTACCACCAGTTGGCCCTACCGCTGGGAAGGTTAAAACATGCGTGCTAGTATTATAATCAGGTGGGTCTGTTACCAACATCACTTGAGGATGTTGGATTGGCGCCACAGCTTTGGGGCTAGTGACTGCGTTATTGGCAATATTAGATGTTGACACCGCATCTTTGCCGACAATTGCGACAGACCCGCCTGTAATAGCTTTTTTAACATCTTGCGAAAGCATAGGCAGGGTTATCTGCTCAAGACCACCATTATCGACCTTGTTAACTATATCCTTTGCCTCCAACTTGGTTGCGCTTAATTTATCCAAGCCAATTCTTGTTTCGGCAATAGTATTATCCTGTGCATCTTCGTGGATTCCTAGCGTTTCATACTTACCACGTGCAGCAACGACTTCTGCCGATTGATTACCGCCCGTTTCTGTCATTAACTTAACCAACGCTTCCCCTTGTTGTGCAATTGCCTCGCGCGTGTCTTTGCCATAGGTCTTATGTCGCAAGGCCCTGCTGATGTCGCTTAGCGGGTTTAATTTCGTGTTGTCGAATGGTGTTGGGTCGCGATAATCAACTGTATCTCTTTTAATTTCATTTACCACTATTTATTTCCTCCATTTTCCAACGCTAAGATGCGCTTTTCAAAACTTTCATTTTTTGTTTTCTGCTGATTGTTAGTCATTAACTGATTAGCATTAGTTGTTTCTTGAGTTGTTTTAAATGTCTCTAAATCAAGCACGTTTTGACCAATCTCGCCAAGGTTAGTAATGATTGTAGTCGTTTGATTCTCTAACTCGGTCAATTTGGCCATGATTGCCTTGAAATCCGTGTTACCAATATCTTCAATTAACTTGTCGTATTCAGTTTTAAGACTAGTCAACTGGTCAGTCGTTTCGGCTAATTTCTTAGAGGTTTCAGTAGTTCGTAAATTCTGGCCAATTAAATTAGACCGCAACACGCTAATCTGTGCTGTGGCCTTTTTTTGTTTGATATTATATTCGGACAATGTTAGTTCTCTATCACCAATCGTCATACTATCACTTTCGGGATTGTCTAAATTGAGCGTCATTGTAACAATGCGCAGCTCATCATCAATCCCCATATACTCATTAATTAGCTGATGATAATTACCGACTGCAAAGTTATCAATAGCCACTCCTAATGGTTTTAAATCAATCGCAGCAATCTGATAACCAACTGCAATAGGCTTGTAATTATTGAACCAAGTATCAGCTTTTGACTTCAAAATACTAGCATCATGTACATCATCCCAATTGTTAGTTCCGCTTATTCTACCGAATTGGCTGATTAAGTCGGAGCGCTCAATATAGTCGCGACCACCATTAACACTACTAATTGTCAATCGTGGACTGGCCACATCAGTTCCAGTCGATTCATTTGATTCGCTTTGTTCAATCGTCGCACCGTACGGATAGAAGACTGAATAGACAGACGATGGATCTAACTTTCGTTCCATCGTCTGTAGGTTACTATTAACATCAATCTGCTGTTTTGCATGTATGCCAATTTCCTTCAGCCAATCAATGTAAGTGCCATCTGACTCATGCCGTATACGTAGTTCCCCACCCCATTTATTAATTAGCTTCTCAGTAATCACTGTCAGTGTGGAAGTCCCCGGTTCAACATAGTGATAGACATTGTCAGTTGAATTGGTAATCTCAATCTTGCCGACTTTGAATTGATGCACGCTTGGTACTTGCTGATTATGAATGCCAATCAAATTCCTGAAGTCTTGCGCTGGTGACGTATTTTGCGTTTTTTGAAATGGTTGTTTTGAGTCGTTTAGGTAATCAAGCTCACTAGAGCAGGTGATATTTTTGTAGAATCCTGTATCATCATACATTTCTTCAGCAAATAAAATACGTCCACGAGATAACTCATGACCGTCTATTTCAGAATCAATTCTGTACGTTGAAACCATCCCTTGAATTTCATTATAGATTTCAGCGAACGGATACAACTTAAATGTGAACTTATCAGACACATTAATGCCAATACCTAACTGACCGTCTACAATAATCTGATCCGCATAACTTGCTTGGACTACTGTGCCAATCTTGTCATTTCCATTTTTAAAAAGTGTCACGCGATACATCAAAGGACCTCTTTTCTAAACTTAAAATAAATGGTCCCATTACCGGTTAAAGTAATAGAATTCTCACCTTTTTTAAAGCTGAGAGGCGTACGAGAGTAACTCCCAGATTCTAAGTTGACCGTCTGTCCGTTCAAATTAACCGTGAGCGTGCCAGTAACTTCGATATCTGGCGAAATCTTACCGACTGATTGATTGTAGATAGTCACAGTCTTGCTACCACTTACAGTTAATTTAGTTAGTTGCGCAATGTCCAGTTCAAAATTAAAAGTGTCCCAAACATCGTCGCCCTCCAACTTATTTGAAATCTTAAAAGGATAAGCTGTAAAGATTACTTCTAATGTGCCAATCCCTTTTCGCTCAGTAAAAGATGGGGCCTCTTGAATTTCAGCTAAAAAATAATAGCCCGGAATAGCTTCATCAAATAACTTGCGTTGTGTACCAGGCACTAACCAATTCAATGCTTTAATTTTGAAAGTATTCATAACATCTTTGCGTAATGATTGATAATCGCCCAAATTGAACGTGTACTTTAATTGGCGCTCACCATATTGCTCGCCCAGAATTGGCGCATAGTCATAATAACCATTGCCATTTGGGATTGCAATCCGGCGTTTCTTCTTAGCAGGATTGCCGATCTCTTTGGCATTGATCGTTAACCCATAGTCATCAAAGCTAGATTGGTTATCCCAATAAATCTGCTTCCATTTAGCCACTAAAGACACCCCTTTCTGTTAACACATTATTCTGCATTTGGTTTTTTGAAACTCCAGGCTCTACGATTTTGCTGACCCGTTTACCGTCCATAATCAAATTAGGGTTCTTAACCAAGATTTTAGACAAATAACCTAAAACTTCATCTAATTTATCAAGTTTATCAAGCTTCTCTTCAAGTCCGCTAAAATTGCTAACTTGGACTGTTTGATTGATGATGCTGCTTTTAGAATCGGAGATTTTACCGGCCTTTAGCAACGTTCCTAACGCGCGGGTATTATTAGCAGTTCCGTTTTTAAAGTGTGGAATTGATTTTAAAATTCGCTTTGTTTTATTCGCAGGAATGACTCGAGCTCCTCGCTCTAAGTTAGGTAGAAATACATTCCGGCCTTCTGGAATAAAGGCTGATTTACGTGTAATAATTAACTCTCTATAATTCGAGCCTTTTTGATCATTAACAAGTGCGTCACCACCACTATGAAAACTCGTCCCGCTTGCATGACCTGTAATTTTTTTTGTAATTGACTCAAAAATAGAGGTTAAAGTAACTGTATGGTCTTTTTTGCGACTAAAAATATCAACCGCATTTGATGCTGAGCTTGCTGGCCCTGAAGCATTATCATTTGCTTTTAAATTCTTAATCTTGGGATTGTTTCGCTTAAAGTTACTAATATTATCATTCGCGGTTGCAACAGCGCCCCCTAGCCCAGAATCATGGGCTTTTAACCCCTTACTTGCTGGGGTGTTTCCTTTAAACCCATCCAATTGATTGTTGCCACGTAACACTGAACCACCTAATCCAGCATCATGACCCTTTAACGGCTTACTTGGTGGATTATTCCGTTTAATGCCGTTAATTTGATCATTACCAGCTTTCACCGCGCCCGCAAGCCCCCCATCGTGTGCCTTCAGTGGTTTGCTTGCTGGGTTATTGGTCTTGTAGGTATCTAATAAGATGCCCGCATCAATTAATTTCTGCCGTGCATCAGTATTGTTAATCAATAAATCTTTTTGCTTTTGAGGCATATCATTCCAAGCACCGTATTTGATAACCATATCCGCTAAATCTGGTGCACCTTTAGTGTTAAGAATGGCATTCTTTTCTTCATCAGAAAGTCCTTGCCACACACCATATTTATCCAATATGTTAACCAATGGCACTGTCGCTTTGTCCTTAACCAATGCTTGTTGCTCTTTAAGTGTCAACATATTCCATTGACCACCCTTTAAAAGTAAATTAGCAATCGGTGACGCATCGCCGTGCAAGATAGCTTCTTTTTGCTCTGGTGTGAATTGGTCCCAAATACCGAACTGTTGAATGATATCAGCCATTTCCTTATTACCCTTAACAGCAACAATGGCTTGTTGTTCTTTCCACGTCAGATCATCCCACTTACCATTCGCGAGCGCTGCTTCACCAATCATTAACTTAGCGTTGCTACTTAAATTGGCGTGTTTGAGGTCATAATGAAGGTCATCCCAGCCCTTTTCGGATTGAGCCGCTTTGTTAACTTCCTCTTGGGCGTTGGTTTTGACCTTGCCAGTTTTAGGGTCAAAGATTAACTTATTCCATTGTTCATTTGCTTTAGCTGTTTTTTTCGACATGTTAGCAGTATCTGCTGCAACTATCCCTGTACTATCGGACATGTTTTGGCTTTGAGTTTTAACAATTTTAGCCGCTTGTTCGTACGTATACCCAAAATTTAATAAATCTTGAGTAATCTGGTCTTTTGACTCGCCATTAGCCTTGGCAAGTTTGAATACAGACGCAACCATACTTTCTGTAGAAGCGTTGTGCTCTGCTTTCAATTGCTTCATGTATGCACCGTACTGTTTAGCAGAAATGGTATTGTCTGAATATGCCTTCTTAATTGTTGCTGCTTGTTTTTGATAAGTTTTTTCATCTGATCTAAATTGACTTGTTAAATCATCAATCGCTTTACCACGTTGTTGATGATTCATCGTATCAATATCGCCATTTAAAGCAGCTATTACAGACTTCTTAGCTTTGCCACTAATTTGTAGAAGCTTAACTTCATCAGCATTCATACGTGTACGCCCATTAAGTACAATGGTACGTTCATCATCGGTTAGTTTTGAAACATCGCCATTATGTTTTTTGAGTACAGCTTGGATTAACTCATTTTGTTTTCTTGCGTCCGCTAAAATTTCTGCGTTTGCTTTTTTGCGGTGTAAAACATTTGCTTGCGCATCTTTTTTTGCAAAACCAGGTAGGTCGTTAATATCATCTTCCATTTTTTTAATGGAATTGTTTGAATCTGTGACCATCTGCTTATACATATCAGAAAAATTAGAAGCTACTTGCTTAGTTGTCGTTTCTGTTTTTCCGTTAAAGCCTTCGAGCGCGGCAGAAGCTTGCGTTGAGAATCCTTGCATTTTAGTTAGCGATTTATCAGCGGAATCACTTACATCAGTTCCCCAACGTGAAGTTCTATCAGCTGATTCCACAGCTTTCTTACCCCAAAGCTCCCAAACAGCCACACCTGCGCCGACGACTGCAGTTGTCCCTAGTACATATGGATTTAATAGTGACAATCCACTACTAAACAATCCTGCACCCTCACCAGCACTATTTAAAGCTGTTCCGGCACCTTCAATACCTAACTCGGCCGCTTTAGAAGTGCCAGAGACACGCCCAAGCATTGTAAATAAACCACCCAGGCCAGAACTAACTGAACCGGTTACTTTGAGTACATTTCCCAAAACACCTGATACTGGCCCAATCGCAGCTGCAAACAACGCCCACTTAATAATGGATCGTTGAGTGGCACTATCCATGTTTGAGAACCCACGAATCATAGAGGTTAATTTATCGATTAAAGGTATCAGTGTTGGCAATAATTTTTCGCCAAACTCAATCCCCAGAACGTGGATGGCTTCTTTAAATCTTGCAACTTTTGCTGCTTGCGTATCGTTTAATTGGTCGGCAATTTTTTTGGTAGTGCCTGCCGATTCTTCAGCGCCTTTTGTGTACTTTCGAAGTTCATCACCACCGGATGAAATTAAGGCATTCATCCCAGCTTGTGCTTCTGTACCAAAAGCCATGGCGATTGAAGAAGCACGCTGTTGGTCAGTCCAACCGGCAGTATTGGTTTTAATCTTATCGATAATCTCAGGTAAGGTTAATGTACCTTTTTTGAAATCTTCAACAGAAACGCCCATTGCTTTAAATCCAGCAACGTTTTGTTTCGATGGTTTCATTAACCGAGTTAAAGCACCACGTAAGGCAGTACCAGCAACCGAACCTTCAATACCTTTATTACTCATAATACCAATCGCAGCAGCCGTTTCTTCTAAGCTGATACCAGCGGCATGAGCGGATGGCCCGACATAAGTCATCGCTTCGCCCATATCTTGGAACCCAGCGGCTGTCGCATTAGCAACGTAAGTCAAGCTATCGGTTACACGGCTTGTATTCTTAAGCATCCCAGTTGTTGACTTTGTTTTTAACCCGAATTGTTCAAGAACTGAAGTAGAAACATGCATAACGTCGTTAAAGTCATCGCCAGATGCCTTAGCAGCGTTCAATACCGCTGGCATAGCTCCCATTGTTTGTTGGGCAGTATAACCACGCTTTACCATTTCGGTCATACCGTCATTAATCTTGTCGGTTGAAACACCGAACTGCATCGCCCACTTTTTAGACGAGCTGCTCATCTGATCTAACTCACTTCTGACAGAAGCCGTAATCTTACCACCATTGGTCAATAACGGGCCAATCGCACTAATTTGTGAGTTGAAATCAATTGCAGACTTAGCAGCAGCGGTAAAGCCACCTACGATTGGCGTAGTGATGCCAATTGTGGCTTTTCGACCTAACGAAGTAAGCTTTTCCCCTGCTGTGGTGGTGGCGTTGCCAAACTTAGTTAGCTTTTCGCCCGCTTTAGTCCAACCACTGTCTTGAATAGCAATCGTTCTAGCAGTAGCTTGCATCTTAGCTTCTAATCTTGAAGTAGATGCTGCTGTTTTGTTGTACTCGTTTTCCAGTCGAGATAGTTTATTTTTTTGTTCATCGGTCGCGCCATTTACGTCTTTGATGCTAGATTTATAGCTTTCAAACTGGCTTTTTTGTTGAGCAAGCAACGCGTTATATTGCTGTAACTGTTTGCCCATTGTGGCATAGTTAGACTTTAAGTCATTAATACTTTTGCCACTCGATTTAATAGCCGTTTCTTGTGCTTTAACCGCATTGCCAGTAGCTTTAATCTGTTGCTGTAAGACACGTGTTGACTGCTTAAAGGGGTTAATATCAAGCGAAACAGTACCTGAAATATGTCCTAAACTTCCTGCCATTTGTTTTCCTCCTTTCTAATGAAATAAAAAAGGAAAGGCCTTATCAATAGGCTTTTCCTTATCTTCTTCTGGTTCATTTAATTTAACGATTAAATCTAGATCGTCTAGTGTTAAATTTAAAATTTCTTTAATCTTGTAACCGGCATTATTCTGTAAACTTTTCATCATTGAAAAGTAACTATTAATAGCATCTTGAATATCCTTGCTGGTTACGTTCTCTATAAATTTTCGCTTTCACCGCCGAGCGCTTGTTCAACAAATCTATTAACAGTGGCGATATTCTTGGGATCTAATCCCTCATAAGCTTCCTTTAATGAGAATTGATTGTCGAAGAATTTAGACAAGAACTCGCAGATGTCACTTAAGTTGTCTTTTAAATCTTTAGCTGTTTCTGATTCTTTTTCGGAACGTTTTTGTTGTTTTAATTGAAGTTCCAATGCCAAAAGTGTGTCCGCCAAACTAAGTGGTTTAGTTCGTGTAAATTTTTTAGCTTCACCATTAATGCTTAATTCAATTTCCATGTATAGAACCTCCATTGATTAATCCAGCCACCAACCAACTCAAGAGAGTGAGTGTGCTCTTACGATCTATTTATTTTGAAGGTGTACCGCCGCTGTCAGGTGGGGTTACTGCTTGGCCGTTAAATACCATCTTGGTAAAGGCATCAAGTTTAAAGTCCTTATTATCTTCGCGACCGATGAACAACATGTCTTCTTCTTCACCACGAGCCACGAAGTTACCAGTGATAGAATCTTCGGCAACTTCAATCTTGTCTTCTTTGGTCTTCAAATCCATACCAGGCAAGTTAAATTTACCCTTTGCTAAACCAACGTAGCAATATTTGTTATCGTCCATTAAGGCACGGAACATAACAGCCACATCAGGAACTTTAATTGTCTTGGTGTAACGTTCAATTCCGCTTTCGACAGTAACACCTAACATTTGTTGCTTGTCAATTGTTGGTAAATCAACCAAGCCTAATTCAAGTTTTAATTCAGTAATACCGGCTGGAATAACCAAGTATGGGCCGTCATCGGCATAGACCGTTTCTAGTTCGTTAGTAATATCTAACTTCGCAGAACGCATCCCTGGAATTTTAAAAATCTCACTGTTTGTTTTATCGTCTTCCACGGTTGCGTATTGGAATTGTGATAGACCAATTTTAGCTTTGCTCATTATAAATCCTCCCTCTAAATAGCCCCGTTACCATAATTTGCTCTGGGTAATCAGGGTCAATTGAACGTTCAGGTTGGTAACGTTCATAACCATTTTTGTGTAATTCTTGGTAAATCAGGTCTTGCATAAGTGCTAGACCACTTGTATCTTTTTTGTTCACCCAGAAATCAACTTGGACAAATGTATCCACTAAAAAACGCTCATTATCTGCATAATGGGCGTCTTCTTTGGGTACTGGAGTCACTTTAATAACTGGATTAGACTCATTTTTTTGATAGTCTTCTGGGATAGCAAACGTATAAATCGGCACAATGTCTAATGACTGTCCACGAATACTATCCATTAAGCTAACTAATGTAGTTGAGTTTTTCAAAATATTTCTAACATTAACTTCTGGTAAATTAGTCATCTAAAAGCCTCATTTCTTCGGCGTATACTTCTAAAATCTCATCACGGGATTCTTCTTGTGCTCTAATTGAAAAGTTCTGTGCTCGTTGGGTCTTCGTTCCTTTATCTGGAAAATGGGCACGCCAAGCGCTCTTACCACCATAACCAACTTGCTTTTCAAAGCGTCCAGTTGAAGCTTTCATTGGGCCGGTTTGAACGTCACTAGCAAGGGCGCCAGAATCTACAGGTGTGTCATCTTTTAGATGTTTGGCGAAGATTTCAGCGCCCTTATTAATACTTTTGCGCGCCTTTTTAGGTGCCTCAACTTCAAGTCTTGTGACGTTCGCCAGCATTGCATCCATGCCCCTCATTTCACCAACACTCCCTTAATTTTCGTAAGGTCGTGGTTTAAGAAGTCTTCTTCAACTTGAACAATCTCATAAGTCCGACCATCGAAGTCAATTTTCCAAGTTTGGTCAACTAACTTATTTTGACGGTAGCGAATATAGAAATCAGTCGTTTCTTTGGTGACTTCTTTGAATTCTTTGTTAGTCGACTTAGCAATCTCAGCCCAACAGCTATATTCATCAGTACGAACATTTTCGATTGGTACACCATCATCGTTGACACCTGGTGATAGACTAAAGAACGTAACGCGATTATTCAACCGGCTGATTATCATTCGCTTCACGCTCCTTATCGTAATAATATTGCCCGCGCAGCTGCTGAATCAGTGGTGTGACACCGTAAGGAATACTTGTAGTACCACCACCAGTCTGAACACTTGCTAAGCGGTTCTCGTACCAGTGAGCGGTTAAAAGCAAGGCTGCACGCTCGAAAAGCTTATATTTGGCAAACGTTTCAACGTCTACTCCTACATCAATGGCATTCTTGACGTATTCCCGCGCTGACTGGTAGAGATTGTCGATTAAATTATCATCAAGCGTGTGATCGATGCGCAAATAGTTTTTAATCTCTTCGGTCGTCATAGGCAATCACCGTCTATTCTTTAGCGGTGACCGTTACAACGCAATCTGCTGTAAACTCACCATCTTTGGTCTTAACAGTCACGGTTGCAGTACCGACAGCTACTGCGGTTGTTGAACCATTAGCATCAACAGTTACGATTTTTTCATCTGAACTCGACCAAGTGACAGTTTTATCAGTTGCATCATCCGGTGCTACAGTTGCAGTTAACGGCTTAATGTCACCAACTTTCATTGAAGCTGTTTTCTGATTTAAAGTAACACCGGTTACGCTTTTGGGGACGGTTCACCGTTTCCTTGTGTTACAAAGAAACCAGCTTTAGTATCTGCAACTTGCGTATCAAAACGCATAACACCTGCTAAGTATTGACCATAAATATCGTTATCCATCCAGCGTAATGACAATTGTTTGCGGTCAAAGAACTTAACAGCACGTTTTAAATCACCGATAAATGCTACTGAATCGCCTTGATTACCTAATTGTGTGTCAGGGACAACTGCTACTGGCACATTACCGCTTAATACCTTTCCAGATGCACTAGTAATTGAATCTTGTAATAAGTAACGTCCATTGTTATCTTTTAAGGTGTCTAACCAGTTGAAGAAAGTTTGAGAAGCAACAATTACTTTTGAGTAAGCCGGATCTAAATCAACGTTAAGCATTTTTTTGATGTCGTCGAAAGAGCTAATATTTTTAGCCGTCATTGTCTTGGCTTTTCCTAAAATAGCGGCGTTAGAAGTATTAATATCCCGTTGTGCCATTTGGTCAGCCACAATACCGTCAACATTTACCGCGTCGTCAATATCTTCTTGTGAGATTGCTAATGCACCACGACGTGTTTGAATCTTATAATCAACTTTATTGAATTTAGGTTTAGCTAATTCTGGATTCTTTTCTAATTCTTCAACAGTTGGGAATACTTCGCTAACGTTTTCTAGAACTGGGTAAGTCCCACTCATAGTAGTTACTGGAATTACGTCAACGAATTGACGTAAATCTACAACCGTTTTGAGTTCTTTTTCAGCAGAATAAACAATATCTTTTGGTAAGATTGCTTCGTTATCAACAGTTGTTAAGCCTGCGCGAATTTCGCCTTTTGATGCGATGTAATGGCGTAATAAATCGCGTTGTTCAACAGGTTCATCTGTTTTAACTTCTTTTTTAGCACCTGTTTCAATTTTGCGTTGTTCGGTAATACTCTTTAAGTCAGCCAAAGTATCACGTTTTTCAGCTAATACTTTCTTACCGTCATCTAACGTTTTTTTGAGTGAGCGAACTTCTTCAAGCTTGCCGTCTTCTGCTAATTTATTGGCAGATTCTAGATCAGTATTGAATTTTGTTTCTAAGCCTCGAATTTCTGTTTCGAGTGCTTCAATTTTTTCGTTTAGCATTTAAATGCCTCCTAATTTTTTGCACAAAAAAAAGCTTAAATAGTCATAAGCTCTAGTTCTGCTTTTAATTTGTCTAAATCTGATGTTTTCTGTTTAATAAACCGTTGTGCAACCGAGACATCTGTGTCTCTGTATGCCGGGATTGGAGTGAGAGTAATTTCATATAATTCCCCAATTTTTAAAATCTCGCGCCGATACACAGTGCTTGATGTGTCCCATTTGTCTTCATTAACTGTAAAACCAAAAGAACAGCCTTGAATATTACCATTGCGCACATTCTCGTAGGTATCACGTCCGATACTGGTATCTGGCAAATTTGCCTTAAAATGTAAGCCAGCATCATCTAATGTTAATTCAAGTGTGTTAGCAATCGTTCGGCAAAGCACCGAGTCGTAATCATGGTTAAATAGCATAAATACGTCTTTCAAATCCACACCATCAAAAGCGTGTGAGTTTACTTTTTCAATAAAGCCACCCAAGTCTTCGCTGCCACGGTTAAAAACTACCGCCGTACCGCTTACTGTTCTTGTTTCATCATCGCTGGCGGTTAGATCGGTGTTAATCGCTCTTGTTTCCATTTTTGGCATTCATATCACCCCCTTTCAATGTCAAATGCGCTTCATCAAGCGGGATATAGTTGCTCATCACATAATATTGATGCTGGTCAGAATCAGGCTGATAGCCCAAGCGCTTGCGGTATTCGTCATGATTAATCCCGCCGTTTTGCCACATCTTGATTGATTCTTCAATATTTGTCTTCGTATCCAATTTGAGCAATCGGCTTACATCAAACTCAAAGTGAAGCTTCAATCTATCCTTAAAATCAAGCAGTTTTACGTTATTTTCCGAGTTAAAAACTGAAAAATAATGATCTAATGAATTTTGAATGTAATCCAAATTCTCTTGAACCACCGAAGTATGAGCTGATTCAATCCCTAGTTTTGATGTAGGAATAGAAAACGCCTTAGCAATCTGCTTGGTTGAATATTGATTTGAATTAATAAGTTTTAAAACAGACGTGTCAACTTCAATTTGTGCGTAGTCCATCGTGTTATCTAAAACAGTCACGCCTGTATCATCATTATTTGATGCAATAAACTTATTTTTAATTGCTTTGGCCGCTTCTGGTGCCAGTTCAGACTTATCAATTTTTAAAGTCCCGCGACTATGCAGCCCTGAGTTGAAGAAGTCCATCAGCATGCGGTTGCCGGAATCTTGCGCTGCAACTTCATTTTTGAGTGAGTGTAGTGGCGAAATACCAACAATCCCATTGGTTGAGAAGTATTTATAGTGCAGAATGTCATCGGATGCTAAATCATACTCTCGTGCATCGTCATCATTAATCTTGTAAGTTAAAACATCATTTTCATCTCTATAAATAGTGACCCATGATGGCTTAATCAACCGCAATTCAAGTGGCTTACCCTGTTTATCTCGGTAAACACGTGCATAGGCATTCCCTGACAGTAACAAGTTGGCAGCTAGCGCGAACTTAAACGTCCAAGCAGTCATCGTCTCATTTGGCTTAACATTTAATAAATAATTCAAGTCATCCGAAATCACATTATCCTCATCACTAATTAACTTAATTGGGTTCGTGGCGATGTCTTGCGATACGACCTTAACAGCGGTAAAAACATCACTATTTCTTAAGTAAGAAATTGATACATAATTAGGCGACTGTTTCCCAGCGATAATAGCTTGCATTGTATTGTAATTTTCGTTGTTCACTGGTTTAAAAAATCCCATTTAATCACCCCCTTTCCCGCATTTTAAAAAGCAATAGAGAGAGTGTTAGTAATGTTGCACCAGTCCCAATCAATCCCACAGATTTTGAGATTGAGAAGTAACCAATGCATAAAAATAGCACGCCAATCATAAACATGATGACGTGCGCGTATTTATCTAAGAAACTCACTAAATCACCTCCTAGAATGTGAATTCGTTGATGTAAAAATCGTTGTTAGCAATATCTGAGTGTTTGAAATCGTGTAACACTGCCCGAGTCCAAGCGTCCATTCCTGCTGCCAACGGGTCAATCTTGTTGCGATACATAGCCTTATCAATCATGACAGCATCATTAGTCTGTTTTAACACTGCATTGTTGACTGCAATCTCTAACAATTGATTGCTTGTATGGATAATATTCCTGTCTTGTACGTATTTTCTGAACTGTTTGGTTGGTTCTGATAACGTTGCGTAACCTTGCGCCACATCAACCATTTCGAAATCTTCCACCAAGTTATTAATAATATTGTTAGCAGAATAGCGGTCAAAACAGATGTTTTTAACATTAAATTGGTACTTGTCTACTAATTTGTAGATGAAATCGATAATCTGTTGATCGTCAATATTACCTGTTTCAGTTTCTGATAACGTTACAAGGCCCTTCTTAGCGAGTCTATCGTAGGGAATCTTATCCCTATCAATCTTATTTTGAAGCCCGCCACGAGTTCCAACGAACGCGTGAGAGTCAATGAAGAACTTGTTCTCTTCCTCCAGCGGTACAATCCAACTAACCGCAGATAAATCTCCAACACGGGCTAAATCCATACCAATGTAAACATCTTTGTTCATCAAGTCCGGTTCGATTTCAATCTCGGTATCTTTCCAGTCCTTAATCTTGATGTAGCTTTCAGATGATTCTTGTTGCCACATATTAAAATATTTGATTAACGCTGGCGGTTGATTATCTTTATCCGTAGCTTCTTGCCACTTTGCGCGAATATTCGGTAGAAGTTTCTCTTTGACTTTTTCATCAAATAAAATCGGATTGCTTTTAATCCAATTGGCTTCATCGGCAATCTCTGCTTCATTATCTTGTTCATACCACACACAGAAATAACTTTCATTAGTAATTTTACCGCTTAAAATATCAGTCACATATGGATATTCTTGTGTACAAAACCATGCGTTAACTTTTTCTGACACTGTTGAAATAATCATTAGCAGTGCTTGGCTTTGTTGTCCTTGGGACGTTTCTAATACGTCTACAAGTCCGTAATCAGTTGAACGCGATTGTTCATCGATAATGCCCAGTAATACGTTCAACCCATCCAAACTGTTGTAATCGCTCGATAGCGGCATAATATAGCTACCGGAACCATCTTGGCGTATTTCAGATTTAAGCACGCTGGTGGCTTTCTTAATGATTTTTGACTTACTTCTAAGTTGCTTCAAGAAGTTAACAATCATGTTATAGACAACCTTGGCTTGTTGACGTGTATTGGCTGCACAATAAATTTGACGATCATATTTAGGTATCTCTTCGTAAAGCAGCATATACAACGCAATACCAGAAACAACAAGTGACTTACCTTGCTTACGTCCCATTGAGATTACTGCCTTTTTAAACCGTCTAAATCCGGTCTCTTTATTTTTCCAACCGAATAGAGAGCCGACGATAAACTTCTGAAAATTAACCAGCTTTAATGGCTTACCATCGTCTGGATTGGGCAACATTTCGATAAATTCAATCACACGATTTGCTTTTTTAACGTCAAAAAAATAAGGATAATCGCTATCCTTACTATCTGTTAGATTCTTTAAATGTCGCGCGCAAGCTTGAATTGTTTTCTTACCAGCAATTATCTTCCCATCAACAATCGCTTGCGCATATTCAGTCGTATAATCAATCACTTAAATCACCAAACTTTGCAAATGGGTCATCAGGTTGCTTGTCAATCTGTGGCACCACAAGCTTCATACGTGAATCGAGCGTCATGCCCAAACTACCAGCGGTAGCTCTGATTTCTTTTGACATGTCGGTCATGATGTTAACTGAGGGGTTCTTCTTGTCTTCGATTAACAAGCCGCGCTCATCAACATCTTGAGATGCCATGATGTATTTCGAATAGGCGTTGCAATACAAGCTTAATTGCGTCTGATCTAGCTTAGTGATGTGCAATCTCTTTAAATCCACTACCACACGCTTGTATTCGCGCTTGGCATCGTCGTCCAGCCACTTAGGCGGGGTCGTCGATAATGCAGGGAAGTCGCTCGCCATTAATTCTGATTCATTCCTAACGTCTTTCTCATCGTTAGTTAGGTGTTTCTTATTGTTTCCAGTAGGTTTTCTAGGTCTTCCAGCCATGATATTCTCCTTTCGAAAGTTTTAATTTAGGGATATTTACGTGAAGAAAGGAGGAGTCCGTTCATTCCCGCTTCTAAACCCTACGGCCCCAAGGCTTCACGGGGCACCTAAAATACAGTCCGATTACTTTACCCCGTACCATCTACCTTTGAATATCTTTTCGTGACAACTTTTGCACACAGATTCTAAGTTGTTTTCTGAAAGTCTAAGAGACCAATCAATTTTAGTTTCAACCTTATGATGAACTGTTGTAGCTTGAGTAATATGATCACTACTTAAACATATCTCACACAAAGGTTGTCTAATCAATTGCAACTCACGTGCATGCTTCCATTCCTTTGAATGATAGAACTTCAAGTAATCATGCTGATTAAGTTGTCTGTATTTGTTGTACTCTTTAGATGCGAAGTCACGATGCTTATCACAATACTTATTGTTAATACTAATTAAAATATGACAACCAGCTTTACCACACTCATGGCTTAGCATACTTACGTGCCTCAATCATGTTAACTACATACTCGGTTGCATCGCTTGAATGTATGACGGTCACATCAGACAGCCAGTTGATACCTCTAACCTTTCGATACATCACGATCACGCATCACTCCAATCTGTGTGATGACCGCTTTACCATATTGCTCTAACGCTTCTTCAAAGCTAATCTTATTGACCTCAGCATAGTTGCTGGTCATGAAGTAAAGCATTCGAATGATAACAAACTCTAGCTCGTTGGTCTCAACGCCCTTCGGCACATTGATATTAATCTGTGGGTCAATGCCACGCTTGATAATCTCATTGGCGGTTAGTATGTTTCTGGTCTTCATAAGTTAACCCCTCTCATCATTAAAGATTCGCAATGCTCTTGTGTTTTCTGAAATGCTATCCGAATAACAGTGCTGAATAAAACAACCGACTCCCATTGTTTGAAGAACTTTGTACAGCTTCTCAATATCTGTTTTAATAATTCTTTCTGGAACTACTATCATATATGATCCGTTCCTAGTAGCGTCAGATAAACAACCTACAATCATTTCTAAATCATGAACAACATCCGGTTCATAGATCGGTGAATCTTTATGCGTCTCACCAAGGTTTTTGGTAACGCCACGTTTGTTTCCTTTTGGCTGCACAGGCGATGGCATCGCGCGTCCGCGTTCAGGAACCACACCACGATTCCCTCCACAGTGATCAACAGTATTCAATGGTTCTTTGTTACGTTTAAGCAAATTAAACATCAGCATCACTCCTTATTTAGTTGCAATAAAATACGCCGCTCATTATCTAAACGACGTTTCTCATCTATCTTCTTCTGTTTAAGCCACTTTTCTAGCCTGGCATCGGCTTTAGATTGCCAATCAGGCTCTTTCTTGTAGCTACCCTGGTTCATATAATACAATCGGCAATCACCACCTTTACTTTATGCATTTAAAAAAGCCATAACCGATTGGCTATGACTTATTTAGTTCTGCCATTGATTGTAAACGTTAACTGTCCTATAATGAAGCTGTCAGGCACCCCCAAACACCTGGCACATATTGGATTATACTTCCAAATTTCGACTGCCTTATGGTGGTCGTTTTTTGTTGCACTAAAAAAGACAGCCTAAGCTGTCTTGATAATATTACTGGATTAATTTATATACCTCTTTGCCCGAATCTGTTAAAGTTTCTTGTACCACATTTTTACCGTCAACCGTACCAGACGCCGTGAAACATAGTCCATTTACTTCTAACTCCTTGATTGCTAGTCCTAATGATGTTATTGAAATATCATTAAATATTCCAGTTTCTAGTAATCCTTGTGCAATATACTCACTGTTATCACCGTTCATTATTCCTCCAACAGTGATGCTTGCTTTATTAGGAGCTTCCATAATCGGCCATCTATTAGTTTTCTGCAATACTAAGAGTGCCTGTGGTGATAGTTTGGCAATCATAGACAACACAACTCTCTTATTTGAAAAGTGTTCTTTTAAATCACTATCATTACTTATATTCCTTAGAACGTTGGCTAAAACATTTAAGGTATCATCATCTGCCGGTGAATCATTAAGTATTTCTATTAATTTTGAATACAATGGGCTCCTATGTCAAGAATCCGGACATAAAAGTACGAACAAATTTGACTTTCAATTTAAATTACTTAATTTAATTTTCGGAGGCCGAAGTTTTAGTCCCGTTCAGATTTTAAAAACGCTTTAGAGTATATTAAATAAGCCCCAACATTATTGAATTTAATAGCCTGTAGCTACGCTACAAGTGAAATACGATCACTGTTATACCAACGAATATAGTTATCAATTCCGGCGATTGCTTCATGAATTGTCTTAAAATCTTGGAAATTAACGTATTCACGTTTCAAAATTGAATGAAAACTTTCAATTCGCGCGTTATCGCCGGGCTGACCCTTTCGGGAGTAAGAATGCTTGATACCATACTTCGATAAAGTGTTTTCAAATAAGTCACTTGTGTATTGGCTTCCCATATCACTATGAATAATTTGTGGTTTAACTGCTTGCGCCATGACTTGGGTAATAACGTTAGTCGCTAGTTCTTTAGTCATCTGCGTATTAAGTTGGTAAGCAATAACCCGTCGGGTTACTGGATTATAGACACTAGCTAGGTAACACCAAGTATGGTTAAGGGGAATGTACGTAATATCAGTCAATAAAATACCAGATTGATCAGTTAACTGCTTAATCAAGTTTGGTCGCTGATCATAATCAGTCTGAGTGGTTGGCTTATTGATTCGTTTAACCATTCTAGATCTAATCCCTAATTCACACATTTGTTGATAGACCAGACGCTGACTAACGTGAATATCAGACTGTTGATTTAGTAAGATCGTTAATCGTGGGTAGCCATACATTGGATATCTTAACCAAGCCGTTAACACTTCTTGTTTAATTAAATGCCGGCGGCGTTCAGTTCTACTTGGCTGCCAATGTAGATAATCATAGTAGGTTGAGCGCGGAATTTTGAGTACTGATAAGATACGCGTAATGCGGTGCCCAGCAAGTAAATTAGCGTTGACGACTTCTAACACGAGGGCACGCCCTTTAATAATTAGCTTTTTGCCATGAGCACCGCCGCTCGTTTTAAAATATCAAGTTCTTCTTTTAACCGTTTATTTTCTTTAATCAAAGCACGTTCATTTGATGATAGCACTTTAGTGTTGTTAGGATCAGCTTGTTTAATCCACTTAGTGACCGTTGAAACACTGACGTTGTATTCTTTAGCCAGTGAGTTGGCCGAACGGCCAGTCTGACTTAAGCTAACAATCGATTCTTTAAATTCATTTGAATATTTAATTGCCATAATAAAAAGCTCCTTTATGATGTATTATATCGAACAGTTTGTCCGTAATTCCATCATAGGAGCCATGTCAGACCGTAGGGATCCGTAATTAAGTCAACAATACATTGTAACGCTTTATCGTGGTCGTCTGATTTTTGTACATAAGAAGCAACGACCAAAGATTTTTTCATATCAGATATGTTTTGGCCTAGTTCATCGCCAGTTTCAATCACATCAAAAATAAGACTCCCTAAAGACCCATTTAATATATCAACAACGAATTCTCGACCTTTAGATTTACCTGTATCGATTGCAGCCTCTGCATACTCATCAGCTGTTAACCTCTGTTGCTCTATTCTTTGCTTAAGCGTTTTTTTATCAGCCTTTAATATTGATTCTGGATTATTGATCATTTTTAACAAACTTTCTCTATCCATAATTTTCACCCTCCAATAAGACTATAATACAAAACCCCAGCCATAAAGGCTAGGGCTATTGGAGGTGAAGTATGTGCCATCACTGGCAACATCGCAGGTGTGGATTTACACCACACAACACGTTACTGGGCTTACCGGCCCATTGCGTCTACCTATTCCGCCACTGCGATAATCCTGCCCGCACCTAATTAAGTCCAACAAGGAATCTCCTTCCTCGCAGATTTATACGGGCTGGATATTTAACTATTCGATAATATCAATTTAACACATATATAGCCCCTGTGGTTGCACATTTGTTCCACATTTAATAAATTGCCAATTTCTTTGAAATGTCTTCAAATAGTCGCTTGCGGTCTCGGCTTAACTTTGCCTTGCTTACATGAAGTTTCTGAGCAACACCATCTAGCGTAAGAGTTTGGTTAGATTTAAAGTAAAGCTCGTCACACATCTCGTTGACCACATTAGAGCGAGCGGCGCTTAAACAATCCCTGATTGCAATCTGCTGTCTACGCATCTGATTGATATACCGGTCATCTTCGATTCTGATAAGCGTTGCTGTGGCGTGTTCCTGTTGCATAGGCGAGGAACCACCACCGATATTCTCGTCACTTTCAGTATGTGGATACCGGATTTCTTGTTCGCGCTCATATATATAATCGTCATAGTGTGGATAGTCCCTTAGAATGTCTTCGATTCGATTAAATGTTGATCGTCTCACGATTAGCCTCCTTCAACCTTTGAATTGTCGCCTGCGCGAATTCTAGTTCATTTTTTAAGTCTGAATTGTAAGCAGACAACTGTTCCACCTGCTTTTTAAGCCGCTTGTTATCAGCCTTGAGCTGTTCGTAGTTGTCCATTAGTCAGCCTCCACATAACTAGCCTTAAATACATCGTCAGCAATCGCCCAATGCTCGCCTTTAACACCTGTTACAATCCAGTCACCAATATTTAATTCCATTGGGCCTTCTAGAGTCATAAGTGTGTTCATTGGCCATTCTTCAACATAGGCACCACGAGGGACTCCAATACTATATTTTCTAATCATCCTAACTGACCCATCAAACTGTTCAGCTTGAATGGTTGCTGTTTTTCTATATGTTTTAATCATGACCAATGCCACCTTCCACACTTTCTACAAACTTGATAAAACGCATAACCTTTAACTGTACTATACGGTTCCTTTAAAGCTCCGTATTCATGCAAGCAAAATAGTTCTTTCCACCATTTTTTAATGGCTAAATACATGTCTCCAAACATTATTCAGCCTCCAACAATTCCGGATTTTCATAAATATTCCCGATGACCTCTAGAATTTTGCCAGATCCAATCGTTCCAAAATAATAATCACCAACACCAAAAGCGGCAGATCTCGGATCGTATTGAATATCCATCACTTTCCCATATTCGTTTTTTACAACATCGCCTTCGTAAACTTCCCGCCCGTTATTGTCTTTCAAGCCGGTGTATTGCATGATTTCAACCTCTTCTTCTAAATATGGTGGCATGTCGTCTTCTTCTGGTAACAGATATGCTATTGAACCGTCATCACATAAAACGATGCTATCAATACTAGCCCAGCAACCATTTACTTTATCCCACGCTCTAAACTTAATCATCGTCGCCATCTCCAAATTCAATATCGTCCATTTGGTCAAGTGCCCATTTACAGCACGCAGACACTCCTATAAGACGTTTCTCGTCAGCTTCATGCTTATGTTCAATTAAAATTTTGCGTAGTTCTTCCCATTCTTCGCTCATTTTTCGTCCTCCAATGTCACGAATTCACCGGTTCCCTCAACGCGCCATACACCGTCTAGCCAAGCTCGGGCGAAGGTGTCGCTATTGTCGTGAATCCAGTCAAAGACTGGCTGGTCTAACGTCCACTTTGTCATGGCATCGAGCAGTTCATAGTGACTGGCCTTCGCGTCTTTGATGTATTCACTCACCACTTTCGGAATCACCGGCATATCATCTGGCAAGGCAGCGGCGTAACAGGCGCTTAGGTCATCGTAGGCCATCTCCCAACTACTACCCTGCTCGCCGAACTCTTCCAATGCTCTCAATGCATCCTCAAACACGTTCCGCTTCGTCTCATAGTTCATCGTCAATCACCTCTTTCGTTTCAGCAATCTTGCAAGCCAAACTTATCAATTTCTGCTTGTCTAATCTTCGCACCCACGCTCTAAACTTAATCTCTCGCATGTTAATCCACCTTTTTATAATATTTATTCTTTGTTATACTGAAGTGAACTGTTAAAATCATTAGAGCACGATTGATTTTAATGCTTATTGTTCTTAATAGTTAAAATTGTTGATAGTATATTTAAGACGATTATTCCGCATAAAACATAATCCATAATAATTATCACTCCCTCGACTGCTAACGCGGTCTTTTTATCGTGCGTTGTATTACAATTTCAACCTCTTCTTCTAAATATGGAGGCTGGTCGTCTGATTCTGGTACTAAATAAGCTATTAAACCATTGCTATCTAGCACAATGCTGTCAATGCTAACCCAGCACTCCTCTTCTTTACCCCACACCTTGAATTTAATGTTCTGCATATTATCCCCTCCGCTATAGATAATGTACACAATTATAAGCGTCTTCTAAATAACTAACAGCATCATCAAGGGTGCTATTGAAGTTATCATAATTATCAGTAACCTCTTCCGATGCTGATTCTGGAGCTTCTGCTGTATTAGTGATATACCATAATGACTGTAATGCTCTGTTAATAATATCTTTAGTATATTGTTTGGAATCTTCGTCCATATATGTCTCTCCTTCGACTGATAACACGGTCTTTTTATTTGATTTACTTTTGAACCACTTACATTTGATTATTCGTTCATGTTTGACGATTATGAATTAATGGTCAAATGTTAATCATCTTCAATTCGTATAGCAATCAACGAATTACCTTTGTTTTTCCTCCAATAAGCTGGCGCCGTCCAATACCAGATTGTTTTACGCGGGACGCCAAACTTATTGGCCAAATAGTCCGCAGTTCCAAGATCTATGAATTTATCGCCTTTGTAAACTGCGTATTCGGCAGCCATCTTAATCACCCAGCTTCCTGAAACATTCAGGGCACCGCTTAATCTGCGACCATGATTGCTGAACACCTTTTCGGTAAGAGCTAACAGAATAATAAACATTATCATGATTAGTAATTTTCCCGCCGCTCGGTGTTACATTATAAGGCGGTCTGCAATACTTACATTCAGTCATCAGCAATCACCTTTTCAAAAGCTTCAAATGGTAAGCCTGTGCCTTCTAGTAGTTTTTTCAGTTCTAATTCAGTATATCGCCGAATAGCATTAACGCTTTGCTTTGAGGTGGTGAAATAGATATGTCCACTATCAATAGCCAAATATCGTAGATAAAATTTCATACTTTTTAATCGCCATTTACACTATTTTTCTGTGAATTCAATTTCATCAGCAAGGTATATCTTGGCAATTAATGCTACCGTTTCTGGATGAAGATTATTTAGCTTGCGTCCAGCAACTAATAACACTTCTGACAATAAATAATTGGACTTTAAACTATTTATACAATCTGCTAATTTGCGGTGCTTCTCATCTAGAGTCAGCTTAGACATCAGCCTAGTCCTCCTTGTTTAAATCAACCACTTCGCCGAATCCGAGCACTCTAACTATTTCGTCAGCAGCTTTTTTAATCGTCCAATATGCATCATTATCAATAACCGCTTTAGGTGTTACGTTATCAAATCCCCAGCTGTCCGGAGCATCCATATAGCAATTACCCGCTTTAATTCCCCATCGTGGTTCTGGTTCAGCTTCATAGCCGTATCGCAAGGCGTCAATTAGTTTCCATTGATTGGTTGTATCACAAAACAACCAAGTCCCAACATCACCAACAATATCGCGCTTTCTGGCTAACTTAGAAAATCCCGACACCATTGGATAACCACAAAGCTCCTCTTTGTGCTGGTCTAACCAATCGCACATAAACTTCGGTAACTTCACTTTTTCATTCATCACTTAATCCTCCTAATAATCATGCTTCAGGGGTTAATTCAATAATGCTGTAGCCTTTAATATCTTTGTCGAAATCTCGATAATGTTGAAATTGACTAACGCTAACCGCTAGAAACTTGGCAGCTTTTGTCATTGAGCGGAATTTAAGCACCTTGCCATCTCGTGATAATCCGACCGGCACCACTCTATCCCTTTTACTGCCTTGTATTTCTAGCCCCTGTGCCTTAACAATTTTGTAAATGGCGCTGTCAGCGATACCTATGATTTTTGCTGTTTCAATCACGGTTTTTCCGCTAGCAATACAGGCGGTGACATCTTTAACCCGTTGACGTCGTATTTCTGGTGATATCCGCTTTGTATTTCTCTTGAATTTAATGCCTTGTTGGTGTTGAATGTTGCTTAGCGTCGAGTTGCTAATGCCCATTTCAATTAAGCATTCTTGCCGATTCATGCCATTATCGAATAGTTGTCTAAGCTGTTTACCTAACCGTTCATGATAATTCGCAAGAGATTCATCCTGTTGCTTCACGGCATAATCGCGCACATAATACTTATCTTTTAGATCATCAGTGGTTGTTGGTGTCAATGCTCTATCTAAATCACGCTTATTGATAATCGCCACAGGTTCGCTCGGATTATCCTTTAAACGGTGCTGGTTAACCTCCGACCGATAATCAGCTTCATACAACACGGATTGCGTCTCCATGCCTAATAACACGTACGTCATTGTTTGTACCTCCTAATAATCATTGGTTCCGGCATTGGTTTAGCTAATAAAGCCACACCTGACGTTTTACCTCTGCGCATCTTGCCCTTTGTAGGCCATTCTTTAATCAATAATCTGTATAGCGCTTCTTTATCCTTGTGACGTGTGTATTCTTCACCTGATTTAGCACCTATTAATTGCCACATTACGATTACTTCCCTTCAATAATATTGATGGCATCTTCTGCGCTGCGTGCCACACCGTAAAGAACGGGGAACCGTTTAACATATTCTGCGAATCGTTTCTGATCGTCGCGAAGTCTGCCTGTTTTTGTTTTAACCTCAACATAAAAACATTTGCCATCTGTATGTCTAAAACCGTATAAATCAGGATGCCCTTTAGGCAATCCGGTATCAAACCATCGACCGTTTGTCATCATAACTTTGCCGACGTTTGCTCTAAAAACGGTACAATTATGTTTCGATAATGCAATTCGTATTTCGTTTTGAATTTTAGTTTCTGGATTGGACACTTAGACACTCCCTAAACATTGATATATCAACCTTTTTGTCGAAATCGTACACTATCGTACACTAACCAAAATCGCTAGATGCTTACTCTCCCAAGGAATCATACACTTAATACACTCTGACACTAATTTAAAATCCTTCTACCCTATATAGGGTAATAATAGGTATATAAAATAATGTATATATATATTAGTGTCTTAGTGTATGATTTATCTCTTTATGCTTACTCGCTCTAAGGATTACCCGTCGTACACTAAGCCTGTTTTTAGTGTACGATTAGTGTACGAAGTGTATGATTATTTTCGCTTATAACCTCTTTTAGGATAATTGGTATAGACCCATTCATTTTCATTATCCATAATATACTTAATTTTCTTGGCGATTTTTCGATTTTTTATCAGATCAGCAATGCCTAAAAATTTAGCGATTTGATTACTCGATACAAAATCTCGCTTATATGCGTCAAGAAATATTTCAATTTGTTCTTCAATTTCGTCTACATACATAAACTTACTTCGATTTTTTTCAAGTATTTTATTCTGATAATCTGTTATGCCAAAATCAAATCCATCAAAGTAATAATCTGTAAACTCGCCCCACAACTGAATAACATCATCTTGTGTTAATTCAGTTACCGGATGTTTAACTTGGCGCTCCTTGTCAACTAAAATCGGCAAGAATCGGCGTTCACCGGTTTTGTCTTTCAGATAAGTCAACTCATTTGTTGTGCGCGCCATGACAAAGTTCTTGTCGTACAATTCAGAATTACGGCCATAGGACTTTCTAAATTCTAGTTTTTCCATCGAAATGAATTTCTTTAAGTTAGCAAAATCAGAATTGTTAGTCGCTGTCATTTCGTCGTCATTGACAATTAAGGCTCGCAGCATGTTTGAATAATTGTCCTTATCTTTGAAATCCGTGAATTGATCCGTGTACCAATCGACCGCCATTTTCTTCAACAACGTCGTCTTCCCAGCACCTTGTCCACCGACTAAATCGAGAACAAAATCAAACTTAGTTGTAGGTTCGAACGCTTTCGCGACTGCTCCTACAAAAAAAAGCTTGGTTTGCAGCGTTGTTATTTCTGATTTATCAGCCCCTAAATAAGTGGGTAGAAAATCTGGTGCTCGCTTTATACCGTCCCACACTTGATGGCAAGCATTAAAATAGTCCTTAACGGGATTGTAAGTGTGTTTTCTAGCTTCGTTGACTACTGCCATTTCGATAATGTTTCGGTTGAATAAAACGCCGTAGACGTCTTCTATATAGCGCATAATCAGCGGTGTATAATCGTCAATCATTCTGCCTTTTTGGACTCTTAATTCTGGTATGTCATTAATAACAGCAATTTCGTGTGTAAATTCATTGAATGCAAACGTATGGATTAACACCTTGTCGTGTTCCAATATCAAACCAGCATTTTTAAGGCTGTTTGCTTTAATGTTGTCGTCCTTCGTTAAGATGAACGGAATCGGCATTTTAACGACCTTCTTCGCTTGCTGCATTTCTTTCAACTTTTTGACTGATTCCATCAGCTACCTCCCTTCTCCTGATTTCCTTTTTGACCATTGAATCGAATGTTCTATCAAATTCATTGATTGGTAAACTTTTCATTGTGTTGTTGTTGGCCATTTTTGCCAATTCGTAAGCTGTTTCTACATCGACGTTGCGGAACAACAAACCACCGATAAAACTCGCTAGAGCGTTGTTCCTGCCGCCTGTTTCACCTAGCCCCTTAACTATTTGTTCAAAAAGCTCCGAAGTAGCTGTTTTTTTGTCGCTTACTGTAAATTTACTAGGATCATAATCTGATTTAGTTTCGCGTTTGTTGATTAGTTTTATAAGCTCACGGCTAGGCGTAACAATCGGATTATGATTAAGCCACTTATATTGGTTACCTTTGTGTTCACTTGGCGCAACTAATACATAATTGTTAATGTGAGCCTTAACGTCCACACCAGGAAGCCAGCCGATATTTTGTTGAATGTCAATATCGTTTCTTTTGAGGTAAAAAAGTTGCTTGCCACCGCTTGCCGTCTGCTGCGCTAGCGTTTCCGCCAACAACTCCTTGTGTTCAAATTCGTTGATTGACTTAAAACCATCTTCTCCATGTGCTGTTTTTGTGTCGATGTCAATCACAAAAAAATCGACTGTTCTAAAAGCAATCTGCGCATATGGATGTTTTCCCCAAATCTTTTTTATTTCTTCAACCGTCAAAGCTGGTTGATCCGCGAACTTAATAAGTGGTTGCTTATTAACCATCGGTAGAACATACATACCTTTTTCGGCGTATTTAATGGCGTAGTTAACTAGATTTTTCATATTGCCTCCGGTTAACGGGCTTCTCACCCCATTTGGCAGTCCTGACTGCGTTTAGTCAAAATGGTTTATTGCTAAAACGGAATATCTTCGTCAGCAACATCAATTTCCGTGTTAGGAAGTTCGTTAGCGTCAACTTTTTCAAAATCATATTCTTTAAACGGATATTCTGGTCGTTTCTTATTTGGTTTGACGGTTAAAATCATCTTAAACATGCCACCTTCTGCGGGTTTAAAGACCTCAACTAAATCGCCAACATCGTCCCATGCTTCATCAGGAATATCGACACCTAAAACATATGCCAACTTGCTAATCGTTTTAATATTGCGGTCGATAACGAAATCAGGGAGTGGTGTGCCATCTTTTTTGAGTTCATCAACACCTAGGCTAATAAAATCGTTTGTACCGGTATTTTCTCCTTCAATTACCTCTGCTCTAACATTGACTGTATCCCAATCTGAACGAGTAATTTTAGCGGCCATCACTAAATATTCGCCGCTTTCTAAACCTTGGTATCCGTCATTGATCCCGTCGCTTGCAACATTCCATGATTCTTTTACGCTGTTTACTCTATCTCTAATACTCATATTTATTTACCATCCTTATTATTTGTTGTTGTAACTGTTTCTTTAACCAATGCACCCGGAATTGCCTGCAAAATTCGTAAAATATGCTCATCACTAATTTCTGACGCTTTGTATTGCTTACGAATATCAGTTGCTGTACGAATATAATTTTTGCCAATATGCTGTGTTCGAATAACCAAGTCACAGTTGCCGTTGACCACGTTGTAATACTTTTGTTTCAAAGCTGGAACCGGCTTTGTAATGTTGTCTTCGGTTCTTGAATCTTCCCTTGAAATATAGACGATATTCATTGGCAACCCCTTTAAATCAAGAATGAGTTGTTGCAAAGTTGTATTAAATAAAGACCATCCCTTTCCAAACGGAATATCGCCAATCGTTTTAACACCGTTTTCGATACAGATTGACTGCTCGATCAACGTGCAAACATCTTCAATAACATCAATGACGACTGTCTTATATGAATTGGTTTCCGTTTTAAGTGCGAGAATCGACTCATCTAGTGTGTCGATAACCGACTTGGTTAACTTCCCCCGACTATCTCTAACGTTCGCCAACGGGATTGTAGGGCGCGTTCCCGAGTTTGCTTCGTTATCGTCCGTGCTTAATACAATCGTTTCTGGGAATCTGGTTGCTAAAAAACTTTTGCCACTCATAGTGTCGCCCCAAATGAAGAAATTTCTTGGGGTGCCGTTTGGCTTGTGCGATTTATTTTCTGGTAAAATACTCACTTAATAAAACCTCTTTTCTTTCCGTAGAAGAATATCCAACCTGGCTTATAATTCATAAACTTTTGGTAAGCTTTCACTTCTGCCATATTTTGTAAATCCGCTGGTCTTTTCCCAGCAATATTGTCGGTAGCGCTATCTAACATAATTTCTTTAGCGCGTTCCGCTCTAGTTGTTGCTACTTTTTTTAATTCAGCATCTTCAACTACTTCAATTTCTTGCACGTTGATTGCAATTTCGTGTCCACAATAAGGGCATTTATCATCAGTTTTGTAAAATGTTCCAAAACAGAATTCACAAGTGGTTGTTGACTTAATCGCACCATTATTATCATTTGATGTTTTGCTGCCCAGTCCTTTTAAACTCCATTGCCGGTCAATCGTCGGTAACCCGAACCGTTGAACATTGCCGACGTGATCAATAATAATAGCTCGTTTTCCCTCTCGCGGATTCATAGAACGCATAGCAAACTGTAGAAACAAAGATAATGACTGTGTGGGCCGCAGCATGATCACACAGTCAACATTCGGTAAATCAAGCCCTTCGGTAAACAGCTCCGCGTTGGTCACTATCTGCACAACGCCTTCGCGATAATCTTTAATAATTTGATCACGCTCTATTTTTGGCGTTTTTCCTGATACAGCTTTAGCGACAATATCATGACTGTTGAACTCTTTTGCCAAGCGCTCTGCACTAGCGACGTTGTATGTGTATGCAATCGCCTGTTTGCCAGTCGCTAATTTCTGATAAGTTTTAACAGCATTACCATAGATTTTAGGTTTAAACGCCGCTTGAATACTTTTGTCATCAAACTCACCTGTTCGATTGACTTTAATGTGAGTGGCATCAAAATCTGCTGGTGCATAGTAATCAACTGGCGCTAGAAAACCTTGCTCAATTAATTTAGGTATTGGGTTCCCTTGAATTAAGTCAGTCGCTACTTCTTCAAAACCTTTGCCATTCAGCCGAACAGGTGTGGCCGTGAACAACAACTTTAAAGCATTCGGGAATTGCGCTAATATTCTAATATATGATTTGGCAAGCGAGTGATGCGCTTCATCAACGAATATTATTTGTGGTTCAGATATCTTCGTAACCCGTCTTGTAATGGTTTGAACCATTCCGATAGTGGTTAAGTCCATATTGACGTTTTGCTCTGCAAACGAGCGTTTAACCTGATCTACGATTTCTTTTCGATGGACAACAAATAAAATCCGACTACCTTTTTGAGTTGCCCTACGTGCGATTTCTGCCATTATTACCGTTTTACCAGTTCGTGGTGGCTGCTGAACAATTATTGAATGGTTGCCCCGTTTGATTGATTCTGTGATGTTATCAATCGTTTCAACCTGGTAATCGCGTAGCTTTTTTACCCCCATTCGATTCTGGTTTCTCGCGTTAATTTCGCACCTGTAACTGGCTTACCAGCCTTTAAATCAGTCTTTAATCTAGCTTTGTCTAATTCGTATTTCTGTCTGAAATAAAACGCCGGAATATTTTTTTCATCAATTACATCTGCCTTTTCTGGATTATTTTTAATCCGTACTGGCATAATCGGATCGTCGATCTTCTTAATATCGGCTGTTTCCATTGCATACATAGCACGTTGCTTGATTGCACGGATTGCCTTTTTAGTTTTTTGTTGCGTTCAGATAACTGTTTAATTGCTTCTGCCCGCGCTTCCACATCGGCTTCAAGGTTTTTAACCACATAGCCTGAATTAACGGCCTTAGTTTCTAAATCTGCCTTAATCGCGTCAAACGTATCTGCTGCTTGCGTTTCATCGATTTCGCCACTCTCAACTAATTGTTGAAGCTGTGCAAAGTCGCCAGTTAATTTATAAATGCTAGCCATTATTGTTTCTCCTTAATTTCCAAGTTTTCAATGCCAAAATCGACAAATAGTTTTAATAATTTAGCCATTGGAAGCCCTGTTTCTTCTTTAATCTGTTTGAGTTTAAGGTGTGTTTCTGAATAAGCATTAAAAATGTGGTAAGTCTTCTCGGTGTTGTCTTCTTTTTCAATTACTAGTTTTTTATCAGTCATTTTCGTTTGCCCGCTTTCTTGTGTTATAATTTAGTTATTAATAGTTTTTTATTTGTGCGTTAATCGTTGCTGCGATTAGCGCTTTTTTTGTGCTCAATCAACCGCAACACCTCCCATAGTTAGAAGAAAGTCACGCTCATCTCCTTCACAGATAATATAACCGTCGAATATAATGCGTGAATCTGATTCGAATACTTCATGACCTGCATAATCGTAGCCGATTAATTTATCCTCTCTCTCTGTGGGAGTTAAACGATCGCGTTCCGCTTGATTGGCGAAGTTGTCTTTTGGCATTTTGATTCGCCTCCTTCCAATAAGAGATGTCTAGGATTGCCACACAGATGAAGGCACCAATTAATATTTCTAGCCAAATCATTTATCTTTTCCCCCAAAGAACTCCTTATGGTTCAATCCCACGTAGGTAAAAAACGACCCGATAATTAAAAGTGTCACTGGGAATCGCATAAAATTCGGAATGTATAATCCCAAAATAATGCTGCTGATACATGTCATGTATAAATTCTTGTTCATTTAATTACCTCCTTCATAATTCTTGCGAAGTTATTCCGCACAAACTTGGTGAATCCTAGTGATTCGATGCGATACTTAGAACCGCCATATGGGTAGTAAACGCAACCGCCGTGATCTATATCTAGGCGTGGTTTAAACACCTCTAGCACCTTGTACATATCCTTCTTGCTAATCCCGATGACCTCCGTCGCCTTATTTACATCCCAGATGACACGCTTATCAGCTTCTAATTGTTCGCGCCGCTCGGTCTCGATTAACTCAATGCCTTCGGGCAATGTGATCGGAACTGTTACGGTTAATTGGTTCATGGTTAAGCCTCCTCTTATCTGGTATACTCACCTATGCTGGTTGTTGTTCAATAGTTGGTAATACACCGTTCAATTTAAGTAGTTCATACAACCCTAACCGGCCTTTTTGTGTCCATTTAGTGTTGAGGACTGCTTTTTCTGTGCCGTCTTTGCGTTGAACCATTCGTGTCTCAGATTGTGTCCAGCCATTGCGTTGATATTTGGCATACAATAGCCACGTTTTACCTTGCTTGTATTGGACCTTCAAATCATGTAGCAGCATATTCATTTTGGCGCCTGACATACCGTAATCTTTTGCGATAACTGTAATTGACACGAGTGCTTCATTAGCCAGTACCGTATCGTAATACGTTGCTTTAGGTGTTAGCTCATTAACCCGTTGTTCAGCAATCAAACGCCCTTGACGTTCATTTTTGACTTGTTGTGCTAACGTGATAATCGTGTCCGGGTTCAATAAGATTTCTTCTGCTTTTTCAGCTGTAAGATATGCGCCATTTTTTCGAATTGATGGTAGGACTTCTTTAGTTACCCACCGTTTGAATTCTTTAGCAGCCGGTAGCTTACTAGATAGGATTAAACTGTAAAGCCCTGATTCGTTAATTACCACCTGATTAGGGTTACCTTTATTACCGTCGCGAATCACGACGCTATTCTTGTCTTCGGTATCTACGTGCTTTGACAAAGCATCTCGTGTATTTGCATATCCCAAGATTTTCGCTACATCTTTACCGACAAAATATGGCTCATTATCAATTAATACTGTTCGAACTTGATTACCATTGAGATTGAATAGTTGTAAATCATTCATTTTGTTTCCTCCTCGTTTAAATAAATCGTTCCCGTTCGGGAACATTTAGAGTAAAAAAAATCTGAATATCTGAATAGTGTCCTAGCACTTCAGCAACCTTTGCAAGTTCGTCAGCGCCGAACGGAACGTTCCCGTTTTCTCTTTTGATATAAGAAGAACGGTTCATTCCGATTTCGTTTGCAACTTGTTCTTGCGTAAATCCCTTTGCGACACGTTCTGCTTTAATTCTTTTTAAGTTGATTGACATGCCCATCACCTCGCTTTCAAAAACTATCTTATCGCGATTGTTCCCGATTGTCAACCAAGTTACTCTAAAAAGTTAAAAAGTTTCTCTTTGGGGAACATTAACTATTGTTCCCGTTTGGAACATATGGTATATTATAGACACGGAAGGAGGTTGTAAAAATGAGAAGTAATGATGGAATTATGAACATTCTTATTGAAGCTAGAAAGCGTAAAGGCATTTCAATTAATGAGCTTGCTTCTTTAACAGGCGTTGCGAAGTCTTCTATTTCTCGTTACGAAAACAGAAGTAGACAATTCCCGTTAGACCAAACAGACACATTTTCAAAGGCTCTCGGGTTAGACCCTAAGGAAGTTCTCGGCTTCAACGATGATTCAAATATTTCTTTGGTAAAGTCAATCATTCGAATTCCTATTATTGGCGAGATTGCCTGTGGCGATCCAATCACCGCGCAAGAAAATATTTCGGGTTATGTAGAAGAATCTACTGAGAATCTCCCTTCGGGGGAACTGTTCTATCTTAAGGCGAAAGGCAGCTCAATGGAGCCGACAATCCCAAATGGTTCTAACGTCTTAATAAGAGAGCAACCAGAAGTAGAAGACGGTGAAATAGCCGCGGTGCTTGTAAATGGTGACACCGAAGCGACTTTAAAACGCGTAAAGCACCAAGGTAATATTATTATGCTGATTCCCGATAATCAGGAATACAATCCGTACATCATCACCGCCGACAACCCTGCTAAAATTTTGGGCAAGGCAATTAGGTTTACAACAGATTTATAATTATCATTGAGCTCGGTCAAGCCGTCCCATAGGTGCAAGTCCTATCGCTCAAATTGAAACAAAAAAAGCCCTAAAGAATCGTGGGGATTCAATAGGGCAAGTAACAATCACAAAATATATTTTATCATATTGGAGGAGTATAAGTGGTTAAGAAGAGGTATTTATTTATGGTTGCTATGGCAAGCTTAGGGCTACTCACTGCCTGTGGTAATCAAAACGAACACAATGATTCAAGCAGCGAACAAACAATGAAGAAAACATCGTCGCTTGAAAATGCAAAGATGAATGTTGATGGATTATTTTCGGATTCAAAACATACTAAATTATTAGAAGGTACAACCTACCAACAAATTAAATCAGTATCTAAAGAAGTATCAAAATTGCCCGCCTCAAAGGAAAAAGAAAAACTACTAAAAGATACTTTAACAGCTCAAAAATTATGGCCTGACTTTATTAATAAATCCAACAAAAATAATTCTGAATCCACTAAAGTTTCCGAATCAAAAGCCAACTCAAAGAGCGAGTCTGAAAAAATAAAGTCTGAAAGTGAATCTGCCGCTAAAAAATCTGCTTCTGAATCAAAAAAAGAAGCAGCTTCTAAGTCAGAATCCGCTGCTAGTGCAAGTCAAAGTCAGTCACAATCTGCATCTAATAACGAAGACGGAAAAGAACATTTAGATAAGGATAATAATATTTACCTCGTAAAAGAGATGCATGAACGTATTGACGGTACCCAAGGAATTTCGAAAAAAATGTATGATGTAGCTCAATCTTTGGATGTCAAAAGAATTAAAAAAGAGATTAAAGTCATTAATAACGTAATTAAAGAATGCGATGATCATTATGTAGTTGAATCTGAATATTCAAGTGAGGATAAGTCATTAATTAATAATCTGAATGACTACTGGCAGGCATCGTCTGACTTACTTAATATTGAGAAAGATTATTTGAATTATCAAATTGGTAAAAACGATGACTCGAAAAATTTTGGTAAAGAAATCAACAGCAAGCTAAATGACTGGAATGCGATCTACGATAAAATAGTTAATTAATCGCTCCCTTCTCAACCATCGGTCAAGCCGACTGTAAGTGCAAGGCTCACTGGCTGATTTGCAACAGAAAAAGACACACCTCTCTCCCGCCAAGAAGTAAGGTGTGTCTAATCAAAAAAGGTACGCATTAGCGCACGCTATTTGTGTACCTATTTTACCATAAATAGGAGTGATTTAAATGGCACAAATTTTTAAACGCGGCAACGTCTGGGCTTATCGTGTTTGGATTGACTCAAAACATAGTAAGTCAAAAGGCGGTTTTAAGCGAAAATTAGACGCTCAACGAGCTGCCACTGAACTGGAAGACAAGAAAAATAAGAACCTTTTGTCTGTTAATGAAGGTATTTCTTTTCCCGATTACTTCCAAGATTGGATTAATACTTATAAAATCGGTCGTCTTGATCGCACAACGGAATCTAAATATTCATCTGCTAGTCGGATAATTAGCGAATCATTCCCTGGTATTGCTCTAAAGGATGTAACAACGGCTCAATACCAAAAAATGCTCGATGAATATGCGAAACATCACGCAAAAGACACCACTCGTCGACTTAACAGTTACGTCAAGAAGTCGGTTAAATATGCTATAAATGATGGTTTGCTATTCCGTGATTTCACTTTTGGCGTAATTATTGACGGTGCCGAATCAAAAGATGAAAGTTTAAAATTCCTTGAGCTTAACGAAGCTGAACAATTAAAACGAATCTGTTTGGGAACGTGGTCCATACTATCAGTTACACGTGCTGAAATTTTATTTGGGTTGCTAACAGGCTGCAGGTATGGTGAAGTCACAGGTTTAACATGGGACTGTGTCGACTTCAAAAACAATACAGCCACAATTAACAAGTCCTACGACTACGTTTCACGGTCAGGTTTTAAACCTACTAAAACAGAATCATCTAATCGAACAATATCAATTACCAAAGCAACAGCTACGATGCTTAAAGAGCTGCAATTGCAGCAAAAAAAGCTCTATTTAAAACAAGGCTTTGACAACCCTAGCAATCAGGTATTCATTAATAATCGCCACCAAGTACCAAGTAGTAACGCTGTTAATAAGACACTCGCATCAATTCTTAAAGAAATAGATGCTAATAACATCATCACGTTTCACGGATTGCGACACACTCACGCTTCAATGTTGATCGCGCAAGGAATATCAATTGATTACATCTCTGAGCGCTTAGGCCACTCTAATGTCACGATGACCTATCGAGTTTATGCCCATCTTTTAAAGGAAACCCGTGAAAAAGAAGATGAAAGTGCCATTCTGTTTTTAAGTAATTTATGA